TCCGCGGCACGGCCATCACCCCCGACGCTTATCCCCATGACTGACTTCCGCCATCTCGACGCCATGCGTCACCTCATCGAAGAGCTGTTTTTCGTCAATGAGAGGATAATGACCGGCGACATAGTATCAGCCAAGGCCGCCATCGCCTCGACTAACGTGAAGAAGATTCTCACGCATTACCACGAAGCCCTAAGCGAGGAAGGCGCGACGATGATTTCGCTTCAGGTCTACATCGCAGCCGGCGGATGGATCGGCATCTCCTACTCTTTCGAGCTCGACGGCTGTAACTTCGAGGGCTCTCAAGTCCCCCGCCGCATATGAGCAAGTTCCATAAGCAGTCCGAAAGCATGAAGGCGCTAGAGCAAAGCCTAAACGACCACATGGAAATCTGCGCCCTAAAGAATAAGGTTAAGCGCCTCAAGGCAAAGGTCGCCAAACTCAAGGCCGAGGTCGCCGGATCACAAGTCCCGAGACGCGTATGAGCGACCCGAACAAAGACGGCACGGACATCGTGATGGCACTGCTGATGGGGCTTAGTGGGCCGAGGGCATCAAAGGCGTGGACTGAGAGCCAACAAATCAAAGCCGAGTCATTCCTGACAATGGCAGAACATTGGATAAATCAAACCGCAGAAGAGAACGCCCGCCTCAAGGCCGAGGTCGAGCGGCTGACCAAGGCCGGGGATGAACTCCATATCTTTTTAATCTCTTACATTGTCGAAGGCCGCATCTCATCGTCATACCTTAACGAATTGGACGATAACTGGAACGCCGCCAAGGAGGGCAAGGGCCAGCCATGACCCGCCCCTTCTCCATCGTCGCCCTGTTCCTCCTCGGCTTCAACTCAGCCGCGGCCTCCGACGCCACCTTCCTCGAGGCCATCGCCCAGGTCGAGTCCGGGCAAAACCGCAAGGCCATCGGCAAGGCCGGGGAGCGGGGGATGTATCAGGTAGGGCAAGACACTTGGAAGGATAACGAGGAACGCCTGAAGGCCGAAGGCCAATACCGATGCCCCTGGTCCAAATGGCGCGACGCTACCTGCCAGGACATGATTGCGGCATCGCACCTCCGCTGGATCAGGTCGAACTTCAAGCGCGTCGGCAAGCCCGACCCCACCCCTGAGCAGATCGCCGTCGTCTGGAACCTTGGATGGTCCGCAGCCGTGGCCTGCTCCTTCAAGCCGAACGACTATGCCCTGCGCGTCGGCAATTTATTCCGCTCGCAAAAGGTTTTGACCCGTTGAAAGTTTCGGCATGGCGCATCTAATTGTGGCAATCGACCCCGGCCAGAGCGGCGGCATTTGCTGGTCTGTCGACGGTGAGCCGGTCACCTGCGAGAAGATGCCCGACACTGATATCGAAGTCTGCCAACTTATCGCCGACCTCAGCTCGAAGGCAAAGGACGTCGAACTCTTCCTCGAAGAGCCGTCAGTCGCCGGCTATGGTCCGCTTATCCCCGCGTCAGCCATCGCCCGACTCGCCCAGAATTACGGCATGATCTACGGCGCCGCCGTTGCCATGGGTTTTATCATCCACCGCGTGAAGCCTCAGGCATGGCAGGCCGCTCACTCCCTGGGCAAGAAGAAGGACCACGGCAAAGGATGGAAACCACATCTCCGTGCACGGGCTCAAGAGCTCTTCCCCACGCAGTCGGTCACACTGTGGTCTGCCGACGCACTCCTAATCTTCGACGCGGCTACCCGCCGTGCCATTAACTGAGTTAACATAACTCCGCCAAACCCTCCGTTTTGTAACCTTCGCAACCTATGAAAAAAAACCTACCTACGTCCACCGCAGAGATCCGCGTCATCCCGAAGACGCAGTATATCCTGCTGCCGGATAACAAGGTCGCCCGTCTGCTGACGCCCACCGTCCGCCCCTCCGGCGACAACTACAACCTCCGCATCGACGGTCGCACCCGGCAGTTCACGCTAGAGGCCATCAAGGCCATCGTCGATGGCGCTGACCCTGCCACCGTCGGCAACAAGTAATCTTCCCATGAGCACCACGCCCAAGACCCAAACCCCCACCGCCGACCTAGTGGCCGCGCTCTCTGAGCTCGACAATATCAAGGCGAACAAAATTAACCCTGCCTATAAGGCGAAGTATATCACCCTCGACCTGCTGCTCGATTCGGTGAAACCAATTCTCTTCGCGCATAACCTGGCACTGATCCAGACGCTCGTCAGCGAAGAGGGCAAGGTCGGCGTCTCGACCGCCTTCCTGCACACCTCCGGCGAGCGCTTCGACTTCGGTCGTCTCATGCTCAAGTCTGAAGGCCTCGACGCTCAGAAGATTGGCGGGGCCATTACTTACATTCGGCGCATGAGTATCTGCACGGCCTGCGGTGTAAGCGTCGATAATGACTCGGATGGCAATGACCTCGTACAGGCCTCTGCCTTCCGTTCTGCGGCCTCTTCTCAGTCTGCCCCTGCCTTCTCCCCCACCCCTCGCCCCCTGACCAAATGATTACCGAATCCATCTGGTATTTTATTGTCGGCAACATGACAGGCGCGTTGCTCTTTAAATTCGGGCAAGTCCTTGCATACATTCACACCGAAGATAAGCCTAACACCCCAAGAAAATGAGCGACCATAAGCCCTTCGGCCCCCTCGACCCCATCTCCGCCGCGATGGGCGCCATGCACGGCCAGAACCTTCTCGCGGCCAAGGATGCCCGTATCAAGCAGCTGGAAGAGCGGCTGGAAGGTATGCGCGAGGCCGGCGACGCGATCTGGTACTGCGTCCGACATGCCAAGCGCGTCGACCCTGCCGAACTCATCGAGGCCATCGAAGACTGGCAGGAAGCCCGGAACCATGGCTGACATTCCCGCCGGCATCGAGCGCATCGCCCGGACAGTCCAGGGCCAGTACGCCCTGCTCCTGCTCCTTGATGGTTACCCCTATGTCGAGATGACCGCCCGAAAGCATGCCGACTACCTTTCCGACTTAGGCCTCTGGAAGCGCAAGACGCACCCGTCCCTGGCACGATCACAAGTCCGCTTCTTTACGCTCGCTCCAACTGGAGAACTAAAAGAACTTACCTTCACCCGATGACCAATCGCGAATACCTGAGGAACATCCTCACTCAGCTCGGTGGCGAAGTCGCCGCCTTACGTCCGACCCCTGAAGATTCCCACCGCGTTGCCAGTGACGACCTGTATCATCTACAGCTCGCCATCAATGAGGCCGCAGCCGAACTCGAGCGCCTGAGCGCCGATGACATCGAAGAAGCCTACCACATCAAGCCGATCTACGACCGCCTGAAGGCCGTGGTCGCTCATGAGCGCGTCCTCCGCAATCAGCTCGACCGCGTGGCCCTCGCCGCGGACAACGCCATCGACCTCTGTAACCTGCTTTCGGCCCACGTCGAAGAAGCCAACCCAAGCGACGAAGACGCCGCCCTCTAAACTCTCCACCAACACAACACCATGCCACAAATCCACGACAGAAAAGAATACCGCGCCTTCCCGGCGTTGAACCAGTCAGCCGCGAAACATCTCCTGGTTAGTGCCTCGCACTATCAGGCCTACATCAACACGCCCCACGAAGAGACCAAGGCCTTGCGCTTTGGCACCTTCGTCCACTCGGCAGTGCTCGAACCCCATACCTTGGACGACCTTTACGCGACCGCCCCGGACGTGGACAAACGGACTAAGGACGGCAAGGAACAGTGGGCCGCCTTCGCCACGGCCAACGCCGGCAAGACCATCCTCGACGCGGAAGAGTCCGCCACCGGGCACCTCGTCGCTTCGTTCGCCCGCCTCGCGCTGAAGAAGCACGGCGTGAAGTTCGACGAGACGGAAGTCATGTACCACGTCGACTATAACGGCATCCCCCTCAAGGCTGCCATCGACGGCGTGGCCGGCGACTACCTCTGGGACATCAAGACGACCGACGACGCTTCGGCTGCCGGCATGCTCAAGGCCATCCGCAATTACCGCTACAATCTTCAGGCCTATTGGTACCGCATCGTCTACGAGCTCGCTACTGGTCGCCGCCCCCTCGGCTTCCGCTTCCTCTTCGTCGAGAAGGAACCGCCCTACGCCACTGCCGTCTGCGAGATCGGGCCCGAGCTTATGTCCTGGGCAGTCTCCGATTTCGAGAAGGCCATCAGCCTCTACCGCGAGTGCAGCGCCTCCGGCGTCTGGCCCGCCTACCCGGACGACGTGCAGGTCATCGACGTCAAGGGCCCGTCCACCTCCACCGCTATCACCTTTGCCTAATCTCCCACGACCATGAATACACCAAATCTGCCAGACGACAAAATCACCAACGACACCATTCTTTGCATGATGTCACCCGCTTACGCTGTAGCGCTATGCGGCAAACTAGTACCTTGCGAAATTGAGTTAAGTCCTACCAAGAGCGTTCTCATGGCGGTCTTAGACTGGTATGTTAAGAACTACCGTCACGCCGGCGACTGGTTCGTTGAAGATATGAGAACCCCAACTAGTTCAGAAATCACTAAAGGCATGGATCCCGCAACTAAGGCACACGCTGAATCCATAATTGCATTTAAGGACAGCCCTAAATGCATTGAACGACTCATGGTTAACGCCCGCACCATCACCTTTGCCTAACACCAACATGACCACCGAAAACAACGACCGCCCCCCGCTCACCTCCATCTCGACCAACGG